GCAGGTTGTGCTACCAATACCTTCAAGTCCTTCCCTTTCTGGAACGCTCCAAAGATGCGATCACGCTCAGATTTCTTCACGCCGCCGTGGATAACCTCCACTGTGAAGTCTTTACTCAGTTCTTCGGCGACCATGTTGACCGATGATACAAACGGTACGAACACAATGACTTTGCCCTCGGCTTGGCGCACGATCTCACGTGTCTCGTCGAGCCTTGGCTTTGACGGTATGGTGACTTCCGTTCCGTCGTCGGCGTATGCAACACCACAGGCAATCTGCACGAGCTTCGCCATCTTGACGGCTTCGTTGACCGCAGTGATCTCGCCTTCGTCTGCTTCGGTGCGCAAACGAGCTACCATTTCCTTATACGCTTTTTCTTGCTCTTTTGTAAGAACAACTTGTCTTGTTTCGTACATTAGTGGGGGTAAGTCTACGCACTCGTCACGCGTGAAACGCACCGATGGTTGCATCACATTCTGTACAATCTCTGTAGCCTCAGGCTTAGCGATCCACGTAAACTGGGATAGCTGTTTCATTACCTGCCCTTTGAACCTGTTAAAGTAGGGCGGGACTTTCTCTGGCACGATCAACCTACACTGCGCCCATGCGTCCGTCGGTGCGTTTGGCGTCGGCGTACCAGTCATACCCCAACAGGCACGTCTCTGTGGGTGCTTGTTGATTACTTTGTTGATGGCTTTCCACCGATCTGTACCCGCGTTACGCGCAGCCTGTGCGATCTCGTCGACGATGACGAGGTTGATGTCGGGTCTCTCTTTCAAGTATGGTTCGATGATCTGCACACCGTCATGGTTGATGATGTACACGTCGACGTCGGTGTTGAGGAGCTTGATCCGTTTGTCGCGTGAACCGTGCAGAACCGCGCACTCCAGATGCGGGAAGTGTTGGAATATCTCGTCGGCCCATGTGCGTTCGAGAGTAGACAGCGGAGAAATAACTAAAGCCTTATTCAGTTGTCCGATACTACGCAGGTAGTCATACGCCCAGAGTGACGCCAGTGATTTGCCAGTGCCTAGCTCAGATAAGTTGAACGCACGTTCGTGCATAGACAAGAACGCTGCTGCTTCGCGCTGCGCGTCGAACGGCTTGAACCGCCCGGGCCAGTTGTAGTGGTGCCGTATCGGGGCAGGGGCGTTGTACCCCATGTTACGCAAGAGCCGTGTCTCAATGGTTTTGTGCGGCACAGCCACGTAAGGGGTGCCTTTCACTGTGAACTGCTTGGCGCGTGGAATGACATTCAAGATTTTGTCAGGTTCGCGCAGCTTCATAATCAGTGCGCTCTTCTCATTCCACACTAGCATTGTCTAACCCTTCGTCTATTTGTCTGATGCGCTCGTCGCACACGTGTTTTATTTTTTCGTAGTCGAGTCGTCGTTGCCCCGGTTTGTCACGCAACACACGCTTGATGATGTCTGCGTCCCATGGGTTCAGGCGGTACTCTAACCAGATGTCCCACGGTTGGATTTTGTGTTTGGCGTAGTCGCTCTCACCTATATTGTGGTCACGCGTTGACACGACACGCCAGTTTTCGGACCCGATGCGATCAATGTATGACTGTGCGTCTTCAACGCTGATGTTACAGTTTTTAGCTACGTCTTGGGCGTCAGTCGTCGCGCGATGCTCCAACAGGTATGCCCAGACGCGTTCGTCCTTCGTCATTTCTTACCTCTCTTTGTGTACATCTCAGGGTTCTTCTTGCGCCACCCACGGTTGGTCTTCTGGCTAACCACTTTTGTATTTGACTTCTTTGTGCTGCCGCCTTTGTCCAGTGGCTTCTTGTGGTGTACGTCTTTACCGTCACCCTTCGTTACCCGCCCATCGCGAATAGCTTCGCGTCGTGCTTTGTTGTTTGCTACACGTTTCTTCTGCACACTTGGGCGTCGGTTATACGCTGCCTTCGTGGCTAATTCCCGCTTCGATGATTTTGTCATTGATAGCATCCTTCACTTGTTGAACGTCGTCGACTACAAGTGCTAACCCGTTAGCACGTTGTATGTCAGTTATCTCACGTTCTTGGTTCGGTGTAACGTTCTTTATTTTCCCCGGGGCTTTTGTTTCAAACGCCATGAACAGACCTTTGTAGCAGACAAGGATGTCGGGGCACCCTACACGCCCCATACCGTTAGACACTGGCATGTAGTACCATGCTCCTATTGACTTCAGGTATTCCTTGACAGCTTTCTTGACCTTACCCTCTGGCGTCATACCCATTGCGTGTCACCGTCAAGTTCCGTCGCTGCGTCAGCAGCGCCGCTAGGCATCAAGTGCGGAAAGGCGGGGCACTGTAGACATGGCAGCTTTGGTAACTTTTCTTTTACCTCTAGCCGTTGTTCTACGATCTGTTCGAGGCGTAGCACTAGCTCCAGTTCCAGTTGAGTAAGTTTTTCTTGCCCTACAACATAAGACACTAAGTCCTTATTACTAAGTTGGCGTAAGCCTGTTCCGTCGTCGGGGTTACATTGTTTCATATTAAGACTCTCCAAAATAAAAAATTTACCTCAAACGCCACAGAACTCGCAGTTGCTGCGCCCCACAGGGCACCAATTTTTGCACAGTCCCGATGGCTTCGGGGTCCACTTGTCGTCCTTGAACGAGATAGCCAAGCGGTTAAGACGTGGCATGAACTCACCCCAGATTTCCGGGAGTTGCTCACGCGTAAACACTTCCTTGTCAAACTCTTTTGTCTTTAGCCAAATGAACCCAGTCGTCACTTTTTCGATCCACGGATAAACCGCGAACGCCAATGCAGCAAATAGCTTTAATTGATCAAGATCAGGCTTACGTTTACCTGTCTTCCAGTCGAGCAGGTACGCTTTCTCGGAGCCAACGACACCGATGTCGATGATCCCACGTACCCACACATCCTTCGCCATCCACGTGGTGGGGCGAAAGTTTTTGTCGAGAGCGATCCGCTCTTCGATCACGCGTTTACCTTCGTAAGAAAGTATCTTGTTGACGTACTTCTCGTACATCTTCATGTCAGGCGGCAGCGGCTTCTCGCCTTTGGCAAAAAGTTCCAACGCCTTGTGCACCTCATTCCCCCAGATCGTTGCTTCTGTCTGTGGTTCTTTAACGGTGCGGGAAACCCTAGTCAGTTCGTACCGTCTAGGGCATGTTTCATAAGCTGTTAGGGCTGAGTAGCTCCATGCTTTGTTGAGTTGTTCCACGGTGGTATGTTCCCCTCGTATATCTCGGTGTCAATTATGTCCCAGAACTCGAGAAGGTACTCTGTTCGCATTTCCGTCGACAGCCGTTCTAACTTCAGTCGCTGTCGTTGCTGCTCCAGAAAAGCGAGACGCCGTTGCGCCCACTCATGTTCCAGTTCTGCCATCCACTGCATTCGTAGCGTGAAGGGAATTTCACCGTACAGCTCTTCGGCTTTCGCTACTGCTCTGCCGATCCTTTCTCGTCGTGACTGCTGCACGTACCGTCCATTCACGCGCCTGTATATGGCTTGTACTTCTATAAACTGAGCACTTCCTCTGTCGTAGCAATCTCTCAGTTCGACCAAAAACTGCACAAACCCTTCAGGGTCATGTGCGTAGGCATTTATAAGTGGCTTTAGAAACTCATGCGCTTTTGGTAGTAAGAAAATATCCTCGTTCTGTACAAAAGTCTGCATGTATTTGTCCGCTAATGATAGCCACTCTTTGACTTTGTCAGGATTCCTAAGGAGGGTGTTTGTGCACTCCTTCAAAGGTGACGGTGACCTGTCTTCTGATTCCACGGTTACTCCTCTCGTAGCTTACGTGTTTACAAGTTATAACATGTAGTGTCTTTAAATGTCCACATCTGTTCTGATTTAGCAACATTTATTTCGCATCTCCGTATGTATCTGCGATGTCTCCCTCACTCCATGTAACTAGCTCGGGCCACCATTCAGGTGGGGTTCGCATGGTTTTCTGCACTATATCTAGTAGTGTTTCTGCCTCGTCTTCGGGCACCACGTAGACTAGCTCGTCGTGCACCATTAGCGCAGGGTTGTTCCCTTTCTCTCTCCAAACTGTTAACGCGTTGTCTGCTATTACGCACCGCGCTAAGTGTTGAACTATATTCTCGTCGATCTTTCCCGCGTATATACGCGCCTTGTTGCGGCCCTGTCCGTAGACGAACTCCCAACGTTTATCCTCGTCGTTGTATTCTTGGCGCAAGTCTGGGTATCGGATCATACCTTTAGGTGTCTTCAGCCCCTCGGGCACAGGAACGACCATACCCCATGGGTCCACGGCTGCACCTGTCGCACCCTGCATAATCGTCGGCAGTACGTCGTGGCATGTGCGCCACCCTGTCGTGATCTCGTAGTACTCGCTCCGCCACTTGTTGACGATGTCTTCGCTCTCGTCTTCCGTGATGTCGACACCGCCCATCAGCTTGGCAACTTTCTGGAATGTCTTGTAACCCGCGCCAAAGCCCAGACCCAAGTGTGCGACCTTGCCCACCTGACGTTGTTCTTTGGTAACTTCATCGAACGGCACGTCGTACAATCTACTGGCAAAGTCCTTATACAGATCAGCTTTCTCGGGGTCAGCTTGGAACATCTTCATGCTTGACGGCACCTGCCACAAGAAATGGTTGACGCGTAGTTCGATCCCGGAAAGGTCAGCGACGACGACTTTGTGTCCGTCAGGGGCGACCAGTGATTTGCGCAGCGCGTCCGATGGACGCGGGTTGTATGGGTTGATGCGTGGCAAGTTCTGCGGGTTGTACCCCCACCCCGACCAACGACCAGTGGTGTCGGCTCCGTAATACTTGAGTGGGAT